GACCCTAGACATTTAATCATGGAAGGCACTGATGTATCCGACTGGTTGCAAATTACTCACTATGATCCAGATGCCGGAAAAGAAACAGGAGAAACTAGCAATGCTCCAAAACTTCGCAAGAAATACCCTCAGAGTTTTCGTGGATGGTATAACTATGTTAAGAGACGGATTCGTAATTTCTTTAGAATTGGCCCCAATACGGACGGTTCTTCTGATAACATTAGTCTCGGTATACCTACTTACGATGTTGATGCTTTAAAGAACTATCCTAATGTGTTTATCGAAGGTGAAGAAGTCATAGTCACTGAGAAGATTCACGGCAGCAATGCTCGTTATATCTTCTTAGATGGTATCATGTACGCTGGCTCTAGAAACCTTTGGAAATCTCCAACAAGTTCCTGCATATTTAGAAAGAACTTGAAAGAGAATCCTTGGATCGAAGAATGGTGCAGGGCGCATGAAGGCTATGTCCTGTGGGGTGAGCTTACCCCAACTCAGAAAGGCTACGAGTACGGGAGCACCAAGCCTCAGTTCTTTCCGTTCGATATTAGAAAACCGGATGGTACTTGGTTAGATAACACGGATACTGATTTTATGGATTTAGTGGTTCCATTAATAGGTCATTCTGTACCTGTTCTATATCAAGGGCCATACAACTTAGAAAAGATTAAGTCCTTTGTAGACGGCGACTCCTTGGTACCTAATGCTAAAAACATCCGTGAGGGTGTAGTAATTAAAACTAATCCAGAACGTCACGTCCACGGTGTAGGTAGGGCACAACTCAAGGTTGTATCGAATGCGTTTCTCATGAAGGATAACAAATGAACGTAGAACAAATGCCAGAGGTAGTTCCAATACAAGACCGTGAATGGTTTCTATTATTCGCTATCTGCGTTGCAGGAAAGCAAGCCAAAGCAACTCAAGCAAAGTTGAATGAGTTTCTAAGAGACTCTTGCAGACTTGTTCCGGAGCGTGTCTGGAAGTCTCCTCTAGCAATTGTTTCACACTTGGATGAGATTGGTCACTTGGAATCCCAATTAAGAAAGCACAAGATGGGACAATACAACCGCATCCTTGGAGCCTTTAGAGAAGTCAGTAGACCTGAATTCAGCATTGAGAAGCACCTGACAGTTAAAGACTTGGAGAATGTACCGGGAATAGGTCCAAAGACTGCGCGTTTCGTGGTACTCTATACGGATAAGGATGCTAACTGTGTTCCACTTGATACACACATTCTTAAATATTTAGCATATCATTTTCCGAACGTTAGAGTTCCAAAGTCAACTCCACCTAAAGGTAGAAAGTATTTATATTTAGAAAACTTATTTAGGTATAAAGCTAAGGAAGCTGGAAAATCAGTACGTCAATTGGATTCTGAGGTTTGGAGCTATTATGCTAACGGTGGAGTATAGATACGTACCTAATTCGAACACAAATTCAGGCACAAGTTGTTGGGGTGTAACTGATCTAGAAACCGAGAGGTTTTATCCATTCGGTACGAAAGAGGGTTCCGAAAAAGCAGTAAACTGCTACACACCAACTGAAATGGAGACAAACTTTAGTAGTTTTTATTTACCTACTAAGAACCTAAAGTTTATGATCCCTGAAGAACCTGAAGAAGTTGTGCTTCCCGTTAGACATGGAAGGAAATTCAAAAACATCTTTTTATAATTCATTAACTTGACAAAGCATTAAACTTGATATATAATAGGAGCAAATGACTCATATACCAGAACTATTTACAGGAAGTCAAGCATTACAGTTAGTCCAACAGCAAGGCTGGAACTGGAAGCTAGGGACTGCACCTAATATTATCTTAGAAAGCTGCCCTTATTGTGGCAAAGCTGACCATTGCTACATGGAAATCAGAGGATCACAAGACCCGCAAAACTCTAGGGACGGACTTTTTCTTTGTCAAAAATGTAGTAAATCAGGAAACTTATATGCACTCAAGACAAAGTTAGGTCTAGTATCAGCCGACATTACTTCACAGAAGGATTGGGCGGGTGCTAAAAAGAAGATCGATGACCTTCCTGATATTCAAGCTTGTCATGAAGCCTTGCTCATGGATGAAGATGCTCTTGAATATCTGTGCTTGATTCGTGGCTTCTCATTGAACATCATTAAGCAGCAGAAGATTGGACTGACTACACATTATTTTAAACTAACAGGTGGTAACACCCGCGCTCTTGTGTTTCCATACCTAGTCAACGGTAACGCAGTATGGGCGCATTACCGGACCCTTCCTGACCCAAAGAACCTCAGCAAGATTCCCAAGGACTTCGCTAGTCCGACAGGATGGGATGCCGCTTTATATAACGGGGAAGTTCTTAAAGAAGGTTTAAAGGAGTTGGTCCTAGTAGAAGGGGAAGCGAACTGCATTATTGCAATGGATAAAGGAATTCCTAACATTGCAGGTGTACCGGGCGCTAACATAAAAAAGGCCGAGTGGATTGACGCAATAGACAAGATTGGAGTGGAGAAGATATATGTTTGCTATGACAAAGACAAGGTGGGTCAAAAAGCGGCTCAAGTGCTTGCGTCGCGCATCGGCCTTGAGAAGTGTTTCAAAATTGTCCTGCCAGATTTCACAGTTACTACTGAATCTGGAGAGACTCGCAAAGGGAAAGACCTCAACGAGTGGTTTATTTCGGGGGGAGGAACATCGGAGCTTTTTGAAGAACTTAAGAAAGGCGCAACGCTATTTGATGTTGATGGGGTATCTTCCACGGGAAACGCGCTTGATGAGTTCGAAGACGAGTTAAACACCAAGGGAGCCTCACAGAAATATAGCTGGCCGTTACTTTCTAATGAAATGGGACCTATTGTGCAGTTTGATGAGGGAGACTGCATCATGGTTTTAGCTGAAGAGAAAATAGGCAAGAGCCGCTTCGCCCTTAACATGTTAGAATATATGGTAGATACTTACAAGGAAGATGGTGTATTTATCTGCCTTGAAATGACTAGAGCGAAACAGGCTCGTATGTGGATTTCACATAAAGCTGGTATCCCTGACAATCTTCCTACTACACCAGAAGAAGCTACGGCTTTAACTAATACATTCAAGAACGCCCTTCCTGCGTTAAAAGAGTATGTAGGCAATCGTGAGGGCAACTTATATTTCTCATATCCGAAGTACCAAACTGCCGAAGATGTTATTAAAGTGGTTCTGGACTGCATTAAAAGATATGGTGTTAAGTGGATTGTACTTGACAATCTACAGAGATTGTGCGATACTACTATTGGTAGTAAAAACCGTACACAGCATTTGTCTGAACTAAGTAAAAAGCTGTCACAGATTTGTAAAGACTACAACGTACAGATTATTATTGTTTTACAGCCCAATAGAGTTAGTGAAACAAAACTTACTGATGTGCGGAATGTAGACGGAGCATCACAGATTGCCAAAGATTGTGACTGTATGCTTATCTTGAATCGTCATAAAGTTGGAGAGATAGAAAAGAGTACGTTTGAAAATGGAGACTTCATCCAGTCTAATTCAACGTTTGGTCCTGAAATGCTTATCACGGCTGGTTTATCTCGATACAGTGCAGGAGGGTCTACTACGGTCTACTTCGACGGAGCCACTAGTACAGTGTACCAACTGACCACAGGCAAGATTAAAGCCATGCAACAGGCTAACCAAGCCAAAGCTAACGGTGTCCTAGCTCAATTAAGTGAAGCCGTGGGTGAAGACAAGGGAGTTACGATCTAATGGCTAACGGCATGTCTGTAAACCGGATTGTTAAGCTATTTAACGACAATCCACCGATGACTATAAATGATGTACGAAAGTTAGGTGTTTCGGCTAGACTTATTGGCTGTGGTTTATACCGTAGAACGTATAAAATAAAGAACTCACCATGGGTTATTAAGATTCCACACGATGAAACAAACATACCGCACGGTATGGCCGAGTATGACGCTGTTCAAACTTGCCTTCGTTCTAGGGCAGATAAAGCAGCAGCTATACGGCCTTACTTGCCAAGTATAGAATACTTTAATGATAACAGTGGAATAAGTATCATGGAGTATATTGTACCATTAGACAAAACTAAGACCCCAAAACGCATACAGGACGGGATAGTGAATATGATGGAAGACTTAATAGAGAGTCTATGGCCTATTAAGTTTGATGAACATTATGACAAAGATTTACACAGAGGAAACATGGGTATAAATAAATACGGCTACTTTAAGCTACTTGATTTAGGATACTTTTTACCGGATGGTCAATGTTAAATGCTAAAGATAAAGCAAGAGATGCAAGGTTAAAACGTGAGTACCAAGTTACATTAGATGAAAGGACTCAGTTAAGTAAGTTTCAGAAAGACAGGTGTGCAATCTGTCTCAGACTTGAAAGAGATATGAACGTCAGTTTAAGTCTGGATCACTGCCACACAACAGGTTTAGTACGCGGCTTAGTTTGTATGAGATGCAACAAGGGTTTGTCAATTTTCTTAGATGACCCGGAACGCTTCAAAGCAGCAATGGAGTACTTACTTAATCCGCCTTTTGTACAAGTTTTCGGTGAGAGATTCACAGCACCGGGAAGGGTAGGAACAAAGAAGAGACGCAAGTTATTAGCTAAAATGAGGATAAATGAAGAAAGCAGCACATCAAAAAAAGAAAGGATTACCAAGCGTAGCAGTAAACAAATCGGCGTTCGTTGATATCATCGGTGATCCATACGCCTATAAAGAAATAGTCGATGGTCACTACATGACTCTTAAAAGCCGTAACTCTATAACCTGCGTTAATAACGAGCAGACTTCCAAGAGTCCGGTTAACGGAGCTAGACCAAGCACTACTGACTTTGCCATAGACGTTGAATCGGCTGTGTCAGATGGTCTGGAAGCCTACACCAAGCAAGATACCAAGAAAAGAACCTTGGAACATCTTAAGGAACTATTCGATAATACTTATCTATTAGGAACCGGAGATGCTTTCAACCAGAATGAACGGGCAGAAATAGAACAACATGTTGGTAGAATTCTAGTGAAGCGAAGTATTAGTCCCGTGAGCAAGTATTTTACAACAATCAAACAATAACCCACAGAAAGGTACAGTGTACTATGAAGAAGGATAAATCGCAGCAAATGATGTTAGATGAACTTGAAGATGCCGGAATGAACCTTGCGTTCAAACACGCACTCTTGCAGAAGTATGGATTGATGGAAGTGAAACTTAACCAATCTGAAAAGAAACTTATTAGAGAAGAGGCAAAAACATGGTAACTAAAAACATGGTAACTATTGCCCATCCGAGAGTGACGCAGTGTGGTCATAGATTGGACTTAGGTAGACAACCACGGCACAGGAATTGCGAAAGCTGCTGGTTCGCATGGTTTAATACTAATGGAAAGGTTTCTCAACAATGTGATGAAATGTTTCAATCCGATGATGGTGTTCTGATTGAACACTTACAAGGAACCAAGTTCCTAAAGCGTTGGCTTCAGTTCATGGCAACCTTGGCTAAGTGGAAGAAACAGGCAGAGGAACAGGGCTACACAAACAAAGGTATACAGGAGTAGAAAATGACAAAAGTTAACATCGAGAAGTATGAAGAGACTATTGAAA